TCCAGCGCCATCTTGGAGTCGTGCTTCGTGAAGATCTTGTCGTACTGCGACGGGATCTGCTCGTACTTGCCTTCAATTCCACGGAGACCGGGAAGGAGAAGGTCTTTAATCGCTGAGAGATTGACAGCCATTGATCCTACTCCTTAGACGCCCGTGAGGGACTTGGTTGTGACATTGTTGAAAGCAACAATGACCCAGTTGTAAGCGCCAGACTGCGTACCGGAAGAACCGGGGGGATCAGTCACGAGGGCAACAACACGGAAGGGAAGGGTCGAGGTCACATCGGCGCTATTGTACACCACGTAAGCGCCAGAGATGCCGTTGGCGGTGTTACCCGTGCCGTAGGCAAACTGGACGTTGGCGTTGATAGCAGCGGCGGTGAGGCCGGTGGAGGACGAACCGCCAACCATTGCGACGAACTTGGCGTTCGGATCATTGACGATGTAGCCCTCAACCGTCTGGGTCGAAGCAACGTCAGAACCGGGCCAGTAGTTCGACCACACGGTGCGCTTCTGAGCGACCGAGAGGTACTTGCAGCCGATGAAGACACCGGCAATGCCGTCAGTGCCGGGGGTTCCGACAGCAACGCCACCAGCAGCGGTGGGATATACGGGGTCGCCATAGAAGATCGCGGAAGCGTTGTAAGCAATAGTCACCGCGACCTGCTCATAGGTCGGCGCGGAACCATTGCCGCTTGACTGGCTGAAACCGAAAGGCGCGTTTGTGTTCGCCATGACGGGCTCCTTTTTCAGGGGAGTTTCCGCTCATCGCGCAACGGGGCGACTAGGAAACGGGCAAGTTGTCTCTCCACAACGGGGGAGAGAAGATCATTAAGACCTTAAACCATTTTAGGACTAAAACCTCACAAATGTAAAGGGGGGCCCAAAAGCCCCCCTAAACACCATTTTGGGTCAATCCTGCGGAATTGGGATTGGAGCGTAACTCTTTGAAATCTTTGGTTTAACCTGAGCATGATCGCGCGTCAGCGTGCCGTCAGGGGCGGAAGCAAGCTGGGCCTCCTTCTGCCGGATCTGATTGCGAGCCCGCTGCTTTTCAATCTGACGGGCTTCTTCCGTGATCTCAAGGGGACGTTCCATAAGGACCATGCCCTTGCGCTCAATGATCAGATACTTATTACTCTCAGGCATCATTGAGGGATGGCGAGACGCGGGAACAGGTTCCCAGCCCATACGGGCCAGAGAAACCTGATAGGCCGGGTCTTCCATGCCGACATTGGTTTTGCGCTTCCACTCGTAGCTCCAACCATCGGGAATATATTCAGGCGGGACAAAAAAATCGTCCGTTCCCTGATCCATATTGCCAATATGGCCACGCAATTCCGCCGCACGGCGGGCTGCGCGCTCACGAGGACTTTCCTCGTATGCCACAATTGGAGCCGAATTGGCATCAGCTTCAGGCTTTACGCGACCAGCCAAAAGGCTGCGGGGGCGCCCAACGGGACGGGTTTCTTCGGTTTCCATAGGTCAACTCCTAGTTGAGCTTGCCTTCTTTCTGAAGGGAAAGCTTGTTTTGCGCATATTCCTGATTGGTCATGCCCATCATCTGAGCCATTTCACGCTCTGCGGCGCTCAATGTGACCCGGTTCGGGTTGCTGCCCGTCCCATTGCCGCCCCTAGACACGGGTGCGGCAGGTGGGGCGGCGCGTTTCTGCGTCACGGTGGCCGATTGGGCCATCGGATCTTCATAGGCCGGCTCGGGACGACGAATGCGCAAGGTTTCTTCAACCGTAGCGAAGTAATCGTCCGTGTCAGGTTGCAAACCGTCCGCCAAAGCCAGATTATGCGCCGCAATCATTTTCTGAAAGAGGCGTTGATCAGTGGCAAATTGCGGATTGGCGCGTACCCAAGCCGCAGAACGGGGGCTTAACTGAGCAGCAAGGGCCTCAACAGGGTCCATAGGCTGCTGATACTGTGGAGCAACCTGCTTTGCCTGCCTTTCCAAGGCATCCTTGCCGTTTTCAAGCTGCAAAAGACGCGCGGCGTTATCCGACATGCGCTGCTGGATCTCAGCCGCCCTGTCATAGTCGCCAGTTGCCATTGCCTCCCGGTATCCGGCCTTCAGATACCCCGTCTCCTGCTGCGTGGAGCTAATGGCGTTGTTAATCAGGCTCAGATTGGTGTCTGTAACCTCATTTTTAGCCACATACTCACGCTCTGACGCCATACGGGCGCGCTTTTCAGCTTCCGCACGGGCCAGTTTCTCTTGTTCAAGCTGGAATTTCAGCTCTCGCACTTCAGGCGGAAGCTCCGGCTTTGTCTTAACCGGAACATCTTCAGCCTTTACAACCTCGATTTCCGCCTCTTTGACCTTTTCAGGCTCATCAAGATGGATCTCGATCTGTTCTTCATTGGCTTCTGCCATTGGTGATCTCCTAGTAAATGGTATCGGGTTTTGCGGGACGGCCTCGGATGACGCGATCATCCAAGAGGCGGCACATCACGCCGTTAACAGTCAGCCCCCAGCCGTCTGAGGGGCGGAAAAGCACCCAATCGTTGACATCGACTTGATCATTTACGTCAACAAGGAAAGTGCTTCCCTTCTTTAAGACAAGGCCAATCTTGCCCTGCCACTTGTCTTCGTCACGATAATTGTCGGTAAGGAAAATTCCTGACGAAGTTTTCTGTGGACGAATGTAAATCGCCACCAAAACCTCATTCCCAAACAACTGGAAATCAGAAAGATCGCCAACCGCCTTCCAAATTTCGTCTTTCGGATCTTCGTTATGCTGCATTACCATAGCCATTGTAGATACCCCTCTATCTCTGTTCGTTGACGACAAGCCGCGCTTCTTCGCAAAACTCTAAAGTCTTGCGAAGGCCCGCTACTTCACCAACAATTTTCATGTAGTTAGCGTAATCCGTTACGCCCATGCCGTGACCAAGGTTTTCGAGTAGTCTCTCAACCTCGCCCACAATTATCTTCTGTAACTCACGCTCGAAAGCATCACTGTACGTCAACATCCAACCACCCCTCTGGTTGCCCTCTCCTTGGATTAGTGGCCGGTGGGCGGGAGAGGGGTCTCACCCACCGGCCTATCTGACGCGCTCGCGGGAGGTCCAGCGCGTCAAATCTCGTTAGCCAGCCTTCTTCTGAGGCTCGCCGTATTCCTCAATCTTCTCCAGACGGCCCTTCCCGCCGCCTGCGCCATACTTCATCTTCGGGTATGTGCGACCGCCGTCCTTGCGCCCTTGAAGGAGCTGCGCAAGGCCCGGAGGCAGACCGGCAGGCATTCCACCGGGAGGTGCGCCGGGGGGCGGACCGGGAGGCAGACCAGCGCCCGGAGGCGGACCACCCGGAGGCATACCCATGGGAGGCGGAGCCATCGGAGGCGGCGCGCCAGCGCCGGGAGGTGGGCCACCCATAGGAGCGCCGCCCATCGGGGGATGACCGCCGCCAATGTTAATGTGGATCGCGGTTTTGCCCTTAGTGCGACCGCCAGCCTTGCGAGCCTTGCGGCCACCAGTCGGGCGGGTGCCCTCGATCTCGCCATCGGAGACGGACATGCCGCCCGTGTCCTTGCCCGTGCGAGCGCCCGGCTTCACCATCTTCTTGATGAGCGCCTTGTCCTCTTTCACGTCATCATGCTCGGCCTTGCCGCCCTTCTTCAGGCCAACCTTGCTGCCGCCTGTGGGGCCAAAGGTCATCACGTCCTTGGGAACAATGCCCATACGCTTGTCGGGAGCGGTCGGGTCGGTCAAAAGGCCACCGTCCATCTTCTTGGTGCGGCCACCCTTCTTCATGCCACCAACGTGCTTGATGCCCTCGCGCTCTTCGTTAGCGGCCTTGGCATTGCGGTTGATCATGCTGTCGGGCGTGACAGGCTTGTTGCCCGTGCGGGGTTTGCGGCCCGCATTGGCTTCCATAACCTCGCCCTGAACCTTGCCGCCACGCTTGAAGGCGCGGGGGCTAATCGGACGCATACCCGTCTTAACGTCAGCGTTAAGGGGCTCAGGGGGCGTCCAGCTACTAGCGTCCACCTTGGTTTTGGGATCAGTCGTCGTTAGACGTTTGATCTTGGATTTCATGGCCGACCTTGCGGCCTTGCTGGCTTCAGACATTGGAGTACTCCTTAGCGGCGTCCCGCTTGCTGCTTTGCGATTTGCACGGCTCTCTGAGCAGCTTCAGGGCCGAATTTGCGAAGATTTGTCTTGCGATCTCCAGAAACATCGCCTATAGAAGCAGCGGAGGTGTTCCCCGTGAAAGAACCAGAATACTTTGATGTCGAAGGCATTCCCGTCAGCCTTGGAAGGGTCGAGGGAGTCCCGTTAGGCAGCGCCGCTTGGGATAAAGACCCACCACGAGCTTTCCCGGCTGAATCGGCCCGCAAAAACGGATCACCAATATCATTTGAACGGTTCAAGGAATTGGTGCGCGAGCTGCGGTCTAAAGCACGGGCATAGGCGGCATCATAAACAGCTTTCATCTGGCTATTTAACTGAGCTGTTCTTTCCAGTTCAGCTGGAGTTGCCTCACGCTTTGACCAGTTACCTTCAATCGTCCTGCGCTCCTCATACAAATTATGAACCTGTTTTTTTGCTTGTAACATTTCAGGCAAATTAACCTGTATCTCCGCTACATGACCGCCGATATTGACGTTCATCTTTGCATCTCGGTAGCCATCAACAGGATTGGCGCTGGGGTCAAAAAGATTTCTGTAGCCTGACGGCAAAACATCATGATTGTTTTTCAATGCAGTAATAGCTGCTTGCGCCTGTTCAGGCGTATCAACTGCAATGGTTCCGCGAAGCAAATCCTTTAATCCGCGAGGATTACCACCATAATCATCAATCGTTTTTTCCGTAGCGCGCGGCCTACCTTTTAATCCGGGGCCAACATACTTGCCTCCCAAATCAGAAGCAATTTGTTGATTAACTTGATCAAAGGCGGGCTTCCTAGTGGCCGCCTCTTGGTACATTTTCCCAAGTTCTTCAACTTGAGTTGGAAGCAAAATTCTGCGAGAAGCTTCCATGCGTGGACGCCCCGCTTCAATCAGCGCCGTATTGCCCAGCACATTCAAATCGCGCTGAAACTTATTTACGTCTGAAGGATCTGCCCCCATCGCCTCGTACGCATTGGTAGCAGCACCAGCAGCACCCCCAACAATCGCGCCGGGAATACGCATCGCAGCTTCGGCAGGAAACGCCACGGACTTATATATGTCCCCAAGAACAGGGTGCTTGGCGTAATCACTTTCAAACCGAGGCCCGCCAAACGGTTGATCCCCAAAACCCTGCTTCATACCTTCCAAAATGCGGCTGTCTTCAGGCTGCTTGAAAGATTGCATAAAACGATCATATCCACCCGGCTTCGCACCTTCTGGCGCCTGCGGAGGAACGGCCACATTGCCCATAGGATCAAATTGAGCTTCTTGCATCAACACGCTCTCGGCATCGCCCCCATCCGCATACCCGCCCCGCGCGAACGACCGATCCCTAATCTGCTGCCCCGGATGGCTCTGCAAGTAGTCAGTGCGACGGGCTGACCAATCCTGCGTGGCGGGATCAACTTCGGGCTTCTCAGTCAGCATCCGGTTGATGCGATCAAGGGCGCGTTCGTGATCGGGTTGAGCAGGTGTATATCCGCCAGTAGCGTAGTGATGAGCAAGGCGCAGGACATGACCGACTACGCCGCCGTGAGCATAGGGGGAATACCAGTCTGGCATCCCATTCATAATGCTGATGCCGTTCTGGTTATTATCCTGTGCGCCGCTGCTGGAGAAAGTAGTATTCATATTGTACGGGTTCATGCCCGTTGCGCCAAGATTGCTGAAGTCTGTGCCCTGATTGGCATTAAGCTGCTGCGACAGAGCGTCGTTGCCGATACCCATCGGCTGGGTAATGTTTGTCGCCGCAACCGTGTCCATCATCGGATCATTGACCGTCTGCATCGGGGTTTTTGCCAGTTGCGTCGCCTTATCAGCCGTAGCCTTGTCTGCCGCATACTTTTGAAACGCCGGATCAAACATGCCGCTCTTGGTTTGCGCAATTTTGGCTTGATCGGCTGCGGACAGCGAAGACGGATTGGAATAATAATTCTGGAACAGCCCGGCATTGGTTTGACGAGTACCTAATGATGCACTGAGATTGGCGGGATTCTCGTACTGATCGCCAAATATCTGGGTGGCTTTGTTGACGTTCGTGCCAGCAGACAGAAGGTCTTTGTATGTCCCAGCATATTCAGGATTCTGCGTCAGCTCATAGACCGCAAAGCGATCCTGTCCTTCAGTGCTATTGGGATCAAAACCATAGGCATCGGCAAAGTCGAACAAGCCCATCTTGTTCTGCCCAGCATTAGGATTGGTCAGGCGTTCCTTGCCCCACATGGCAGCGCCATAGCCGGTGGGCATGTTGTTCTTGTCAAAGATTGGTGTGCCCGTAGCCAAACCATTCTTAGTTTGCAACTGATTTGGATTATTGAAGCTCTCAACGCCATAATTACCCATCATTGCGGCTGCAATCGTTGGGTTTAACGTTTTAGACAAATAGGCATAACGCGCATCGAGCGGGTTATCATATTGGCTATAATCAAAGTTCTGCAAATACAAAGGTTTTGTCGGCGGAACAGGCGGGTTATCGCCGAAACTTGCAACCGCGCCTGTGCTTTTCATAGTGTCGGACTGCGCAGTAGCTACAGGGTCTTGTGCCGCCTGATTAAAAGCCTGCTGCATCTGGTCCAGAGACATGCCGCCCTTGGCTTGGTCCATCCAATAGGAAAGCCCGGACGGATCAGCCTCGCGCTCAATGCCCTTCGTCGTCTTATACAGGTTCTGAATGTCGGCCTCGCTGATCGCGGGGGCCTTATCAGCCGGGGGCGCTGCGGGTTCGCGCAACGGCGCGGCCTCTGTCACTGGGGACGGAGCCCTAACTGCGGGAGCCCCGCCATCTTCGTAGCGGCGACGGTTGGCGGTCAGTAATGCGCTACGGATGGGATCCATCAGTCGCTCCCGCTCTTCAGCTTAGGCTCATTAGCTTCAAGGCGCTGCACCATACCGGGATCAAGGATCTGGTTCATGACGCCCAATCCCTGCGGGTTAGCCGCAGCATCTTCCGCCAGCTTTACCGCCGCCAGCCTCTCGCGGCTTTCGCGGTCGCGCTTGCGGTTGATCGCATCAAGCTCGGCGTCTTCCTGCTTCTGATCCAACTCGCGCTGGCGAAGCTGGAGATCAGCCGCCTTCATGGGGTCAACCGCGCGATCAGCCTGTCCCTTGGCCTGAACCTCGGCGATCTGTGCTTGCTTCAGTTGCAAATCAGCGCCCTTGAGCTGCATGTCAGCCTGCGCCAGCGCCTGCTTGATCTGGGCGTCCATCGGGTTGACGCCGCCGGGGGCCGCTGTTGCGCCTTCCTGCGGGATCTGCTGCGCCTTGGCGTGAAGTTCTGCCGCCTGCGCCTCGCCAACCAGCTTCTTGGTGTCGCTGTCCTGCTTCTTGATCAGCAGGTCGCCAAGGCCTTTCAGGACCATCGGGTTTGCCAGCATCCCCTCAATGCCGCCCTGCGGCGTCTTGCTGAAGAACTGCTCTGGGTTATTCCAACCCATGACCTGCATGGCGTCAGTGATGACGGCCTTCTTGTCGAACAGCTCAGGGGCCTGCCCCATCAACTGCATGAGGCCGACGACCTTCATGATGCGCTGGGTGTGCGAAGCCGTGTTCGGGTCAGCCTGCGGCGTCAGCTCATAGTCTTCAATGGCCTTCAGGAACGTGTCCTGATCCCACTGGTAGGACGGCTGCTTGTTGCGCTGCCAGAAGCTCTCCGGGTTGTCCTTGAACGTCCGCACCAGCAGCCGGAATTCCTCGGCCTGCGCGGCGTGCATCCGCTTGTGGACCGCATTCATCATCTTGGTGGCTTGGTCAATCATGGCCAGCGTCGTGCCCACAGGCGCGTCGGCCCGGCCCTCGCCAACCTGCTGCTCGCTGGTCCCACCAATCCTCATCCCCGTTTCGGCCATGTTCTGAACGAGCGACATGAGAGCGCCAGACGGCTCCTTGTACGGAAGCGGCATGATCGCTTGGTTTAGCGGCATACCGCCAGTTTTAACAAGCGCGCCTCCGCCCGGAGGAACGCGAAAGATATTCGTGTTCTGACGCGCGCCAGTGTCGGCCATGAGGAAGCCGGGGAAATTGGCATACATGCCAGCGTCAAGAAGCTCACGCCACGCAGCAGTGATAGCATTGGTCGTATTGCCAAGAATGTGTAAGAGCCCGATGTCATAGAAGCCCAATCCCGGCACGAAGGAGTATTTGACGAAGTTGATGCGGGCCTCGGGCAGCTCCTGATCGTCCTCGTCATAGTTGCGAACGATGGACAGGATCTGCTTGGACGAGGTGTCAATGGTCACACGATAGGGGATTTCAAGGCCAGAGACCTTGCCCTTGTACTTGTGTTCGAAGCCTTTAACGTCCAGCTCGCAGTAGATTTCGTAAATCTCGCGGTCGCGGTCATCCGGGTTGCCAGACTGGGACAAGGCAATGCCCTGCTGGCTATTCTTCTCCTTCTGGACGCTATCGAGCGTTGGAAGGCGGGCAACGGACAGGTCAATGTCCTTGTAGACACCAAGTATCTGAAGCCGCTTCACAATGCTCGGGCGCATGTAGCTGCGATGCGTAATGCGCTTGGCGTTACGCAGGTCCGTGGCGGCGTTGTTTACGATCAGGTCGTCAGCGTCCACCGTCTCGGAGACGGGGCGATTTCGTAACGGACAATAGTAGACCTTCTTGAAGCTGGTGCCGCCAAAGCCCAGCATGAGCAGCATCCGATCCGTGTCGGGATAATACTCAGTCGCGGTCGTTGTCAGGAAGTGATTGAGGTCCGTCTCCAACGCATTGGCGAGCTGGTCCTCTTGGAAATTGGCATTGTTGTCGTCATCGCGGATCTTCACCGGCCCATCGGTGGGCAGCAGCTCAGAACGTGCATTGGCCTGAAAGCGTAGCACCGCCTCAAGCAGCAGCGGGTGGCGCACCTTGGACATGCCTTCCACCGGAGCGCCATCAGACGCGCCCTGCAAACCGGGGATTTCCAGCTTGAGCCCCATCAGCTTGATGCCGGTGGCCCTGTTTTCGATCCATTCTTTGCGGCTGTCGATGTCGTCCTGAACGCCGCGCAGCAACTCGTCGCTGATCCGGTACAACTCAAGCTCGTCAATATCGTCAACGAGATTGTCAAACCAATCCTTCGGCTCGGCCTCGCCAGCCTCATCAAGCGGCTTGCCGTCGAGGCTGATCGAGATCGATCCATCGCCATGCTCAATCTCCAACACATTGCCGCGCTGATCCATGACCGGCGTATCGCCGTCCTCAATGATCTCAACCTGAATGGCAGGTTCAACCTCGGGGTAGACCTGACGGATGTTTGGCGCGAGGCCGGGCGTCATCGGCATGGCTAGTGATCCCTGCGGGCTTCCATCTCCGCGACGAAACGCCGGATGCCCTCCTGTGCCGCTAGTGTATCGGATTTCGCCTTGATTTCATAGCGACGGGTAAAGTCGTGGGGAGCTTTGCCCCAGACCTCAACAAGCCATTGATTTCGCTTGATTTTATCAACGAACGCATTGGCGAGAACCCGCTCAGACATCGTAAAGGGGAGGAGGGGCTTTTCCATATTGGGTCTTGCTTTCGTTGATTTCCGCCAGCCTTTCGGGGCTGCGGGTGAGGAGGCCGAGGTCTCGCAGGTGTCGCAGAGCCATCGACACGGTGTCAACCAGATCGTCGTGCTTGCCGCGCGGGAAGGACGAAACCTGACGGATGACGGCCTCGGCCCATGTGACGCCGGGCGCGTAGATCATGCCCTCGGCGAACAGGTGCTGGACCGAGTACAAGCGCCCCAGCTTGTCAATGGACTTCGGATCGTACATCTGAACGGCCCACGGCTCGTGATTGAACAGTCGGCGGATTTCCTGCGCAACCGAGTGCCCCGCCGCCTTGTTCTCAATCAGCAGCTTGTCCACTTTCAAAGCCTTACAGTCCTTGGCAATCTTCTCGACCAGTTCGTGCAGCTCTAGCCGCTCGGCCCACGCCCGCATGAGGATGACGCGCGGCACGGCGTTCAGGTCTGAGGTGTAGGACGTGTTGACATAGCCGTCGAAGCCCTTGCCGTAGCGGTCAACGCTGCGGGTTGCTGTGGCGGCAGGATCGCCGCTGAAGACGCCCCAGATCGTCATGGCGCTGAAGTCGCCGCGCTCCTCCGCCTTCGTGCTGTAGGCTGTGTCAATGCTGGCCACCACGAAGTCAAGGCTGGGGAAGTGGCTTTGCTCCCAGAGCTGCCACCAACTGTCTTTGATGACGTTACCGCCCCGAGGCGAAGGGACTTGCTGGTGCTGGCTGGCGACGGCATACGGGCCCATCGCCGCCTCGTCGCGGTCAACGACCTCGGGCGGAAACCGCTGCGGGAACAGCAGCTCGCCTTCCTCCTCACGAGGGTCGAGATAGCCCAGCTTCGTCGCAACGCCATCGCGCCATGCCTCATATCGCATGGGCAGGCAGATGTGGTCGTAGACGCCTTGAAAGCCCTTGCGCTCTAGGATGACGCCTGACACGTCTTCTTCGTGCAGGCGCTGCATGATGACGACGATGGCGCTGGTCTTCGGATTGTTGAGGCGCGTCGGAACGGCTTCAGTGAACCACTCAAGTGTCGTGTGGCGCATGGCCTCGCTGTTGGCGCTCTCGACCGAATGGGGATCGTCGATCAGCACCCGGTCGCCGCGGCTGCCCGTGATGGAGCCAGCAGCCAACGCCTCACGGAAACCTGTCGCCAAGTTCTCGAATTTTGTTTTCGCGTTCTGATCGCCGGTTAGCTTCACCCGGTCGCCCCAGCGGTCTTGATACCATTCAGACGTAACGAGACGGCGCATCTTAGTGCTATCGCGAATCGCAAGGCCCTGCTGATGCGCGGCGCAGATGTAGCGCATGTGGGGGAGGTTCTTCGGCCCCCATTCCCACGAAGGCCAGAAGATGTTCACAATCATGGACTTCATTGTGCCGGGCGGCACGTTGATCAGCAGGCGATTGTAGGGCGAGCCATCCTCAAGCACATGATCATCTGTGATCGCCTCAAGGTGGGCGCAAATTAACCCGATATGCCAGTTATCCACAAACGGCTGGCCGGGCTCGACGACGTGCCACGCCTGCTTGATGAACGTGGCCAGCGACAACTCGCAGCGCCGCTTCTGGATCGCCCGCAGGCTCGCCTTTCCGTCAATGTCGCGGGGGAGATCAATCTTTCCCATCGCCGCCCATTGTGGACAGCAGCGCAGTCTCCAGCGCCTCAAGCTGATCGTCATCCAACTCAGACACGTCGAGCGTCCGCAGCGTCACCGCCTGCTGAATAGGCCCGCCACCTGCGCCTGTGACTTCCCGCCGCTCAGAGTAATCGTCCTTGAAACGCGCCGAGACTGATTTCGTCCAAACTTGCGCGTTGAAGCGATCAAGATACATGCCAGTTCGCCCAGCTTTCTCCCACCAAGCCTGCTCGTGAAGCTTCGCGCGCGCTAGGGCTGTAGAAAAATCTTCGTGCGCACGAGACCAATCTATAAGCGTAACGCGATCAACATCAAAGTGCGCAGCTATTTCCGCAGGCGAACAACCCTCTTTACCCAACTTGATCACAGCTTCGCAATATTCAGGCTTGTAAAGTGATGGGCGACCAACCGGACGTTTGTTTGGGTCTTTCGGTTTCGTCATTGATCACCTTCATAACTGCATCAGCTTGACCGAGGCAAAATTCGCATGGCGTGTCGCAGGGCTCGCCGGGTAGCCCATAAGAACATATGGCGAGCGCGAGCTTGTCTTTCAATTCCATGAGCGATGATAACCCATCAAAAAAAAAGTTCAATTGAGCGATTTTTTTTGCTTTTGGCTGTTGACATACGAAGAAAGTTCGCATAGAGTACATTCATGGTTGATGAACAACCGGATGGAGATCGAAATGGCCTACGCCCCCTACTACAACGAACCCAACATGATCCAGCCCCGTGTGCTTGGCGCCTTCAAACTGGCAAGCGGCGTGTTTGAATTCAGCGACCGTCCCGAGGGAGATCGCAACGGCATGTGGCCCGGCTATCCCCAACGGATCTTCACCGCCGATGGCGACCGTGCTGCGCTGGTCTTAAAGACTGTTGCTTACGTCATCATTGACGAGAACGATGATGGCTCGCCGGTGTTTGAGAAGTGGGAAATCAAAAGCTACCGGGCATATGGTTAACCGGGGCTTCGGCCCCACCTTCCCCAACCTTATGGAGATCGACATGAAATACAAAGCAGCAGTGAACATTTGGAACCTGAACGAAAAAGGTCTTCAAAACCTTCAGGTAGGCCAATGGGTTTATGCGGGAAACCGCAACACGATGGGACGCTTTTATGGCCAAGGCCGCACAACGGTTGTGGCTTGGGTCGGAAACGGAAAAGGCCGCTGGAAGGAATATACCAAAGCCATCTACAAATATGGTCAATCTGTAAAAGCTTGATGGAGATCGACATGAACACCACGCACATTGCAACCATCGCGGCATTCGCGAACAAGTTCGATGACTTCACCGGAGCAATTCGCGATGAAGCCACTAAGGAGGTGGTTAAGGAGCGTTTCAACAGCTTTGACGAGGCGCGCAACTGGGTCCGCACAAAGTCATGGGAGATGTTTGGCCCGGTCCACTACGCCGCAGTTCGCCGCAAGAAGACCATGAAGGGCGAATACTACGCAAATTTATGGACCTAAAAAAAAATCAAAAAATATGCGAATTTTCTTCAGATAGCTGTTGACATACGAAGAGAGTTCGCATAGGGTAATCATGTCAGAGAGAACTAACGCTATCGAGATGGAGAGAGAACATGGCCTACATCAGTCAAGAGCAAAAAGCCCAGATCGTCGCCAAGGCGAAGCCCATCCTCAAGAAGTATGGCATCAAGGCAAGCTTTAGCGTCGGAAATAGCTCGACCCTTTACCTGAACATCAGCCAAGGCGAGATCGACTTCATTGGCAACTACAACGAGAACCCCAAAAACTATCGTCAGTTCAATTTCGACCCCGCCAGCAAAAACCTGACTGTCAGCCGTTTTCAGTGGAATGAAAGCTATACCGGCATGGCCTTGGCCTTCATGGAAGAGATCTGGCCGGTCCTGATGGAAGGCAATTGGGACAAGAGCGACAGCATGAGCGACTACTTCGACATCGGCTGGTACTGCTACATCAACATTGGAAAGTGGAACAAGCCCTACATTTGCACCAGCCAGATGGCCCAAGCAGCCTAATCAACCGGGGGCTTCGGCCCCCACCTAACCTGATGGAGATCGAAAATGTTGATTGTGATTTGCAAGTATCGCACCACCGGCCAAACCTACGTTGCGGAGGCCCTGACGGATCTGGACCGCACCGACCTGATCATCGACATAAAGGATGGCGTGTATGGGGGTTTGCAGCAGGTCTTAGAGATTGTCGATGGCCAGTCTGTCGATGTGACCGAGAAGATCGCGCAGGAAGTTTGGCAGGAATATAACGCAGCTAACGAAATGCCCTGCTTTGAAGTTTGCGTGTTCCTGAACTATTGGAAACTTTACACCGATGGCTTCGGCGAGCCCGCCAAGAGCCCCTTCTACGACGTGTAAAAATAAATACGAACCATCTTCGTTTTCTTATTGACATGCGAAGATGGTTCGCCTATCCTGCAATCACGGTCGCTGATGACCGCTTATCGAAATGGAGATGGAAAATGAACAACGCAATGATCGACGCAGTTGAAGCCTATCTCGCAGCAAAGTTTGTAGCCGAGAAGGCTGAAGCGGCCCTGAAGATCGCCAAGGATGCGGCCATCAAGGCTGTTGGTGGTTATGGGTTTCTTGAAGGAAACACAGCCGACCTTGAAATCGGCATTCAGGCTAAGAAAACCATCAACGAACAAAAGCTGATAGACATGGGCTTGACCAAGGCCGAGATCGACGCCTGCAAGGTCGAGGGCGCAGCCTACCCTGTCATCCGCATCAAGGCCAAGAAGATCGCAGCCTAATCAACCGGGGGCTTCGGCCCCCTCATTTTATGGAGATTGACATGCAAAGCCCCATTCAACTGAAGAAGAACCCGGACAAAACGTGGACCGTCACCTACTTTGGCCATGAAGTCGGCTGGATACAAAAAGCCAAATCCTTCGACTTTTACCGCGCGTTGTCGGTTCATGGTCAAATCATGCACACCAAAACCCTGAAATCGGCGCAGGCCGCACTGTTGGAGTCATACCATTGAACGCCGAAAAACTGCGCCTGCAAATGGACACGCTCAAAATCACTGTCGCAGATGTCGCCCTTATCAGCGGCACTACAAGGCGAGCCGTTGAAAAGTGGCGGTCAGGTGAACATCCGCCGCCAAAACTGCTTGACCTTATCCTTACGGCTTTGATTGAGCAGAAAATTAGCATTGATTGGATTTCTGGTGTTCTTTTTCCAGAACCGCCACAGTGAGGCTGGGGAGCCCCTAGAACGGCAAAGGATCGTTCAGGGGCTCCTTACTATCAGCCAGCCCATCAAGCGGGTCTGTAACCCTTGTGCGGACCTTGTAGACCATTGTGCCGGGGAATACGTCCTTTGCCTTTGACAGCTCCGGAAACCCGTCAAGCAAATTGGCAATCTCGTCGAGCGTATAAACTTTGACGAACCGCCCGCTTGCCGTAACGGCCCTTGCCTCATTCCCGCCCCTTACGAGGGCGTAGACCTCCCCCTGCTTCCCGACGCATTCCCACACCTCCGGGGACAGAGTTGTGGCCCCAGCGGCCTCCGCAGCTCGATCTAAAGCCTTCCACGCCGAGATCATCCTGCGCGTCTCCCGTTTCACCGCCTCAAGATCGCCATGCCAAAGGGCTTGGTTGACGAGGTAACGTTGCCGGTCAAACTTTTCACGCAAATCTTTGGGCACAAGTGTGCGGAGGCGGTCGGCCCCCCATTTCCGTTCCATGTCAATCGCGATCAGGTCGAGATCATCAACTTCCTCTTGTCCAGCGATGTACGTTCCCGAATTGAGTTGCCATGCTGGAAAGCTGGCCCATGTTGGCTGCTTGGCGTCGGGCGCCTGTTTCGGTTTTGCCATCTTCAAATCCCCCTCGCTTGAGAAGCCACCTCAAGAACCCAATCCACAACTTCAGGATGGTGTTCAGTCAACAACTTTAAGTCTTTGTTCCTCGCCATCCGGCCATCCTTATGGCCAAGCTGCCAAAGGTTCTTTGGCCCTTTCGCATACCTAAACAACTTGAGGCTATCCCACCCATGCTTTGACCAACCCTCAACTCTGTACAGAAACCACTCATCACGATCAGCCAGCTTCACCTCATCGTCTCGCATGTTTAGCCTGCGACCACCTACGACCCTTTTCTTAAGCTCAACCTTTACGACCTTCATGTCCTGTCTCCATTCTGATTTCAATTTCAATCCCGTCTCATACACCCCGAAGGGGAAATAAGGCGGGGGGCGACTTCAAGGAGCCACCCCGCCTACCCTTACCTTACTAATGTTAGTAAGGGGACCTCAACTTCCGCAAAACTTCCGCAAAAAAGTTGTTTGTTTTCAATGACTTATTTTTGAACTTCCGCAACTTCCGCAAGACTTCCGCAACGACTTCCGCATGAACTTCCGCAAAAATATTGTTTGTTTTCAATGACTTATTTTTGGACTTCCGCAAAGACCTTTGAACTTCCGCAAGACTTCCGCAGGAATTTAATCCAATGAGCCTGTGACTTTTAACCCCTTCTTGCTGCTATTGGCGTTGATTTCTTCGAAGGCTAAGATTTTGTTATAGAGCCAATCTTCAATCAATCTCATGGCAATTTTGTCTTTTATGCCCCAGTTTTTTTCTAACATTGTGGGCGCGTATCGCCCTTCATTCCGTGTCTGAGGCTTGTTTGACCACGGCTTGCCACTATTCCAAGCGGTGTCAATCTCACGCAATATCAACTTGAGTATGGCTTTCTCTGGAAGGGGATCTGATTGCTTTTTGGGAGCCTCAACACCCTTGGCCTGAACAATACCAATCGACACAAGAGACTCGGCTGGAGCGATGTAGCCAGCATCCACCTTCCGCAATTCAAACTCTTGGGACCAGCCATCAGCCGCCGATTTAATCTTCTTGGCGACGATCTTGCCGAACATTTCCCCCTCGTCGCGCTCGACACTGATCAGCACGTCAGCGGCTCCGTCGAAGACCGTAGAGCCTCTGAGATTGCCTGCGCGGGAGGTGTGATGAACCCCCATAACGGTCGTATCAAACGCCTCCCGAACCATGTCGCAGGCTTTAATGAATAGCGTCATGTCCTTCTGCAAGTTCTCATCAACGCCGGGGATAACCCGCGAAACGGTATCAACCACGACCAGCACCGGGCTGATACCCTCTTTCTTTGCAACCCACGCAACAGCCTTGAGGAGCTTGTTAACGTCATTCGGGGATAGAAAGTTGAGCGCCTGCCTGATCAGGTAGAAAGGCGCATCATCGCGCCTGACGCCATGATGGGTCTCCCATGCCCCAATCCGAAACTTGGCGTCTGACGAACCTTCTGAGCTGATATAA